GTATAGGAGGGTTGTTAGATAACACTTTAAGCATTGTCATTAATAGTTCTTCACAAATATATACCAGTATATATATATCAAGTGTTAATTATACATCATCCTTTATAACCATTACCTTGTCCCAATGGCTGCATGTAGCTGTGACTTTAATAAATGGTGTTAGTAATATTCTTTATATAAATGGGGTGGCAGTCGGAACAACCACACTGCCTTCCACTGCGCTGGTATTAACTATTGGAACAACCACTGCATTACCAACCACTTTAAAATTAGGATGTCGCACTTATGATAATGCATATGCTTTCAAAGGATACATAGATGATGTTCGTATTTATGATAAAGCCCTGTCTGCGGCGGAGGTGTATCAAATTTATAGTAAGAATGCTACAGGAACAACGATATCACAATACCTCCTGCCACGGTCGTATCTATATACCACACCGAGCATTCCGTCAGGTTCGTGGCAGAAGATTCGCTTTACGATTCCTGGGGATACCACCGATGCGGCTTGGGCGAAGGATACCACATGCGGGGTAAATTTAGCCTTGTGCTTGGGAGCAAGCGCACCCTATGTGAGTTCGGACGTGGTGGGTGGGTGGTCCAGTGCTCAATATTTTACGGGTTCCAATATTCAAGCCTATGGCGCCTCGGCGAATAACTTTTTGGCGGATACGAGCAATTCAATTTATCTGACAGGTGTCCAATTTGAAAAAGGTGCGATGGCCACACCGTTTGAAGTTAGACCCTATTCCGAAGAATTGCAATTATGTCTAAGGTATTACGAAACAATGGGCATAGTAGATCAAGGTGGAGTACAGGCGGGTTCTCAATGGGGCTCTTCTACCTATAAGGTCGTTAAACGAGTCATTCCAACATTTTCCTATACAACTCTCGCACCCACAACCTCTTTTGAATCTACATATACTTACACAGATTGTTTTCGTTTCACACGGACTTCAGGTGGTGACCGCCCATGGGTGATCGGATTACGCCTTGACGCAGAGTTATAATTATATTTTTTTATCCTTTTACCATAATACGATGGCTCCTAAGAAACTAATACCTGCTGTAAAAAAATACGAGGCAAGTATCCATCGTTTCTATAGTATTGCAAATAATACAGGTATTCTAACATTAGATGACTTAACCAATAGTGCATTATCTGAATCCATGACAGTCACACAATCTGGAGTTGTCACAAGTAATATGACTATCTATGGTAGTCTAAATTCAGAGAACTTGGGTGTATTTCGCAATCGTATCATGAATGGAGATATGCGTGTGGATCAGAGAGGGTCTGTTAATGGACCTGCACTAACCGTTAGTCTAACAGGAACGGGCGCAGGTGGGAGTGCGGAAGAGGCAAGCACCGTGTATTCTGTGGATCGGTGGGCAATCTCAAATGGTGCTGCCTCAGGGACACTCTGTGCGGCACAAGTTGCATTAACGGATGTGGATAAAGCAGCGATCGGGGGTCAATTTACCAATGCTATGGCCATTGGTGTATCCCCAGTGGTAGGTCTGAGTGCATATATGCCCTTTAACAGCAATGTCTTAGATGTGAGTGGTAATGGCGTTGTATTAACGCCTACAGGCAGTATGGCTTATAGGCCAGGACATGTAGGGAATGCTGCGGTCTATTTAGCGAATGAGGCCAACGTACTGGTGACATCTACTGCCGCAGCAAATTATCTATTAAATACTACCTATTCATTTGCCCAATCATTTACTGTTTCACTATGGTTTTTATGCACCAAGATTCCTCCAGGAACTGCATCTGTTATATTCTCAACCAATAGTGGAGGTAATACATTAATTATATACGTAGATTCTACACCACTCATATTTTTTGGCATAACAGGTATGGGGAATTATACGGGGGCGGCGATAACTGTAGATACCTGGGCACATGTGGTGATTGTGAATAATAATGGCGCACTTTCATTCTATGTCAATGGTGTGCAAACGAGCACCACTACGACAGCTTTTGGAAATATTGGTTTTAAGCTCGGAGATAGACCTGGCACAATAAATCCATTCGCAGGATGCATTGATGAATTCCGTATTTATAATCGGGCCTTATCGGCCACAGAAATAGCTGCGTTGGCAAATGTGGCACCTGTCACTGTTGCACCGACCACCAATTTGACGTCACGTATAACACTTGATAATACAGCGTTAGATTCCTTAGGGGCATTATCTGCACCCGTCGCCACTGGAACCACCACCTATTCCAAAAACAGTAAGTCAGGGATAGCTTCCTTGGATATTACTGCTAATACCGCGGGTGCCACCCCTGCTACAAATTGTCTAACATATACATTGGCGAGCGGTAGTTACACAATGCCCCTATCCGGAAGTTTATGGTTTAATTGTACCAGTCCAACGTCTGCGGTGAATCAGGTCATCTTTGCGATAGGGAATAATACCTCCACATTAACATACGCCGTTCAAATGTTCCTTGATAATGCTGGAACTGGAAAGATCTATCTATACGTCACTATTGCAGGTGTGGCGTATTCAACTCCCCCTTTTTCGGTTATTGCAGATACATGGTATCATTTCGCATTTACTGCAACCAATTATTATCTGAATCTTTACCTTAATGGCGTAATGATAGCTAGTGCGAAAACTGCACCCGGTGCATTAAATATTAGAGGCGGGGCAGGTGCATCGGGCACTCCAACACAACTCCGTATTGGCGCTGGTACAGGAACAAGTCTTCAATCCGCATTCAAAGGCTATGTGGATGACTTAAGGATTTACAATCGGGATTTGTCCGCTACGGAAATAGCAGGGCTGTATTATTCTTATCAAAATGCGGCTTATACGCTTTATCAGCAACCAATTGAGGGTCTAAATGTAGCCGATTTGGCATGGGGAACCAGTGCGGCGCAACCTGCGACGGTCAGCGCTTGGATTAAAAATAATACGAGTAATGCACAACAGTTCTCTTTCTCGGCTGGAAATGCTGGCGCGGCCGCAGCTCTGGCTGCAGTTACCTTTGAAGGGGGAAGCAGCAATGATACTCTTGGTTTCTTAACCAATCCCATTGGCACTAATGTGGTCTATTCTGCGAGTATTTATAAAGTGGGTGAGCGCTCCTTGGATTTAACCGCGAATACCGTAGGAGGAACACCCAGCACATCTATCTCTTATAATTATAACTATGCATCACTGCCCTTGAGTGTTTCTATGTGGATCTATCCTACGGCTGCTACGAATTATGCTACACCGTTTAATATAGGAAGTTTAGTTAGTGAATCTTTTACCATATATATAACAAGTTCTTCGCAAATATTTGCAAGAGCTTATGTATCAGGTGTTAATTATTCATCATCCTCTATAACCATTACATTGTCCCAATGGCTGCATGTAGCTGTGACTTTACAAACGGGCATGAGTATGATATTGTATCTAAATGGAGTCGCTGTGAGTTCAATAACGATGCCTTCCACTGCATTAGCACTAACCGTTACAACAACCACCTCATTACCGAGTATGTTAAAAATAGGATGTCGGGGTCATGATAATACATATGCTTTCAAAGGATATATAGACGATTTTCGTATTTATGAAAAAGCCCTTACCGCGGCAGAAATCTATCAGATTTATAGTAAAAATGTGTCGGGGACGACGGTGTCTCAATACCTCCTACCACGGTCGTATATATATACGACACCGAGTATTCCATCGGGGGCATGGCAGAAGATAAGCTTTGTGATTCCAGGGGATACCACAGATGCGGCTTGGGCGAAAGATATCACATGTGGAGTGAATTTAGCCCTGTGCTTGGGGGCTAGTGCTCCTTATGTGGGTTCTGACGTGGTGGGTGGGTGGTCCAGTGCCCAATACTATACGGGTTCCAATATTCAAGCCTATGGCGCCTCGGCAAACAACTTTTTGGCGGATACGAGCAATTCAATTTATCTGACAGGGGTTCAGTTTGAAAAGGGCACAATGGCATCACCCTTTGAATTAAGACCTTATTCAGAGGAATTGCAGTTATGCCAGAGATATTACGAGACAATCAGTGTAGTGAACCAGGGTGGAACACAAGTTGGATCTCAATGGGCCTCTTCCATTTATAAAGTTGTAAAACGCGTGATTCCAACATTTTCCTATACCGCTTTAGGTGCTGGCTCAGCGTTTGAATCTGCAGTTACATTTAATGACAGTTTCCGATTTACACGCACCGCAGCAGACCCAGGCGTATATGGCCTACGCATTGACGCAGAGTTGTAATTATTGTTTATGCCAAGCATCAAATAGTGTTTTCATAGGAAATGAGGTGGTGGGCGCCTCAGCATCGTAAGGGTCGCCCTTACTGAGATAGGGTCTCCAGACCGCTTCCAACATTAAATAGGTGCGTTCTTTGGTATGGGCATATCCATAAGGCACGAAGCTATTGCCCATGGGCGAATCGTATTTAAGTATGGGGGAATCAGTCGTAAAAGATTGGACTACACGGCCATCTATATAGATGTAATGTTTGGGTTTTACTTCTACTAGAACCGTGCAGCCTTTGTATCCTTTTTGTTTTGTTTTTGGGGGCACCACCCATGAACCACTGGCTGCCCAATAACGCGTATATTTAGGAATGATATATGCAAGCGCGACAGTGTGATCTTTCTGCACGTGAAATATAAATATACGTTTATCACCTATAAAGACCCGGTTGGTTTCACCATTGTATAAGCATTGAAATCGTGTAATGATGGGTTTCTGAGTTAATTCTACCCAACGATGCACGGGATGCAATACAATCCAGTAAGCGCCATTGTTTCCCTTTTTGATGCTTCCAATAAGCTCAGAAGATGCATGTGCGCTGGGACTTGGGCGCGTTAATTGATTCATTTAATATATAACTACATATTAAAGAATGTCGTATATTGCCATTATCAATCGCAACACACTTGCTATAGAAACGACGTATGAAGGAACTGTCAGCAATCAATCCGCGTATGGCGGCCCATGGGGTTGGCCGAATGCGACGCTACATTTATCCATCCCAGAGACGCTCAATAAAGACATTGTGAAAGTAACATTGGGTGAAATGGGCGCCTATGTATTTGAAATAGATGCTGAAAAAGAACAGGTTTTTAATGCTGGAAAATGGGATGCATTACGTGCAGAACGTAATCTGCGTTTAACCAACTGTGATTGGACACAATTAAGCGATATTCCTTCCAGTATCAATAAAGAAGAGTGGGTAGCTTATCGTCAAGCACTGAGAGATATTACCAATACAACCACGGACATTAACAACATCGTATGGCCAGTCGTGCCAGGGAGCGTCCTCGCGACCGATGAGAGCATTGTTGCCCCCGATGAGAGCATTGTTGTGCCGCCTACAGAAGAGCCATAGACATGGTGCCGAGTGCGCTGGGGTAAGAAACTTCCAAGTCTAAATGTGTGGTCATCTTATCGGTCAGAGATAGTTCAAAGGCAGTTGTCCAAACAATGTCTAATACGACCGCCGTAGCAGTGTAACGTGTAATACTATGTTCGTAATCGGTTATACCTGTGCTTGCATAGGATGCAATTTCAAAATCAGTCAAACCTTTTGGCTTAGAGGTAATGCTATCATTTTTACCAGTTACCCATGATTCAAACCGGCGATATATATGGGCGCTATCTGTCAGAATGCCCCGAAACTTACCACTAATGGTAAAGGCAGTAGAATCATCCGATTGTGCGACTGTCCAGGCCACTGCGACGCGACAATGATGCACGGTGCCAGATGAATAAACGATATTTCCAAAGACCTGTTTTTTTGATGTAATGACTCCAATGGATGTTATTGAACCATTGTAAGAGATACCCCCATTCACGTATAGCTGATATTCATTGCTAAATCCCTGATTGCTAGGGTATCCGATTGCAACCACTTCTTGTTGCAGGCCTAAATATATTGCTGGCACTGGCGCAGCCGTTGTCTTTAAAAAGGTGTTGTCAATATTGATATGGAAATCAATTAAACCCGCGTCAATGTCATTACCAATTAAGACAGGCCTTTTCAATAGGAAATCGGTCAAGTCAAATGTAACATTGCTGAGAATATTCGTTCCTATCGCAATCACATCACGCACTTTAGAATTTATAAAACTATTATTCGCAATTACAATGGACTGAAAAATCTCATTCAAACTGGTGCCGCCCTGACTATCTTTATTGACACCAATACTATTACCGATAATAATAGAATCTGTGCCTACGGTTTTAAAATTCTGACCAATACAAATATTGTTATAGCCCTTTACGTCTAATAATTTACCCAATATGACGTTATGCACATTGGATGAGAAGACATAAGATTCATTGGAATTCTGCGCCCTCTCATCAATGGTATATGTATTCACAAAAATATTAAAATCATTAAACTTTAATTTATTTGCATAATGGTCTAGGTCATAATATAAATTCACATGGGGGCTAATATTAGACGTGAGAATATAGTTATAATAATTGAGCGGATCTTCAATATTGGTTTGGAGCATAAACGCATGGATATTGCTAGCGGAGGGGATGTTTGGGCGATATCCGACTCCATCTAAATAATTACGATTATTTACATAGAGTGATAAGTTATTTTTATTTCGGTCATCGTTTAGAACGATACTGACGGTATTTGTTTGATTTATAAGGAAAGGACTTGTTAAATTGATGCTTACGGCAGATTGTCCCGGGCTGGTCAGAGTCACTTGGCTTTTGGTAAATGTTGCAAGCACTAAGTTAGAGCGCTGTCGGTCTTGAATTTTAAAATCAAACGTAAAGTTTTCTAGGCGGGACAGATATTTGACATGATCAAAAGTGTTTGCGTATGTGTCTGCAGTAGCGTAGAGCACTTGCTGTTCTGGATTCAATGTAAAATCAATCTGTAAGCGGCGATTGTCAAAGTTATAGGCGTCATTATCAAACGTTCGCTTGTAATATTGCACAATCTGATTAGAGGCCAGATTCTTTTGCACTACATTGGAAGAAACATACTGATTTAGATGCGTGGTCCATTTCTGTAAATAGAGCCCTTCATAATAAGGTAGAGTGGTAATGGGATCCACGTCATCTGTCACATTGGATAGAGAACTTACGGAGAAGGTCATAAACATTTCTTGATTTGTATTTGATCCGCCGCCCTGTTGAAATACATTGGAATTTACCTTGTAATAAACTTGGTTACCATCCAGTTCTGCCTTGCTAAAATGGCTTATTGGCTGTTGATTCTTATACAGGTCTATATTACATGTTTGATACACAATGATATTACCTCGGGTTATCTCTAGCGCCGCATTATTGAGCAGATTAGAACTGGTAAGAATTTCGTTACACGTGCCCTTGTATATATAACCTGTCTCATTCTTGGTTAATTCTGCCTTTGGGAAGAACTGGACTTGATATTCCAAGGCTTGCTCCAGAAGGCTCACGTCATAGATACTGGTATCGCTTATTTGGGCGGAACCAACATTCAAGTGGAAGGTATCTTGGTTGCTATTTTCGCCAAAATGATGATAGAAAACCTGGTTATTCATAATATCGGCATACGTAAAATAGGCATCTGCGTAATACGGTGGTGCGGTGAGCGGGGCTGAGGGCGGCGCCTTGTGTAAAATGCTGCCATAGACGGGATTGCTAGAGACATAGAAATGTAGATCGCGGGCATTGCTTGAAACCGTATAATCTAAGAGGTCTTTAAAGTTGAAATAGCCGCCAATATCTATATTCTTCTGCCGCGTAGCCGTATTAAAATAGGGCCGCCCTGTGAATTTCTTGGCTTCGGCCTGAATGGGGAGCGTGTAACCTTTGATAGATAAAGTATAGGCGGATGAATTGCATGACCACGTATAGTTATCTTGTTGCAGGCCTTCTGATCGGGGGAGCAGCGTGGGGTCAATTGTGTATTGAGGGTTCGGTATGGGGCGGCCATCGTCAATTAGTAAGGGCGAAAAGCGTGCCCAATAGTTTTTCAGCGTCATGGTATAAACATCCGAGACATCTCCCTTGTATTCCAAATAGAATTGGTAGGAATCGTTGGAGAGTTCCATGGGCGTATAGGGAATATAATAGAGCGTATCTGACTTAAATTGTGGCCAGGTGAATTTAGAAACCACGTTGGTGCGCACGGTGAGAGCCGTGTTAGAAGAATAGAAGTAGCCTTTCTGGGGTTGTTTGTTGATATGAATAAACAGTTCGGAAGGATTTGCGTTAGAGGTATATTGCTCTAATTGGTTCCAGAAGAGACCGATCCGATTGTGGGCATAGTTGTCTTGGATTTGCACGATTTCATTACTGCTCGCGCTCGCGGAGGCACTGGCGGTAGCCGGATAGATGGTGTTTTTATAATTAGAGACGGAGTATTTGCCCGCGGTAATAAGGTCATTGGGGGCATCAAAGTCACATACTACATAATCAACGGTATTAGAGCCATCATAGAGATAAACCAGATTCTGATTAATGTCTTCTTGAGTAAATCGTGTGAGATTAATAGCATTAGATTGTCCGAGTATCTTATATTCTAGCTTATTGGCTGGCAAGACTGAATGTGAGGTGTATAAGTGATTGGAGGTAATATAATTCAAGCGGTCACATAGGCTGGTATTGACATAGATTTGTTGTTGTAGGTAAAAGTCATAGAGAACGGGCTTGGTTAATAGCGTTCTGGCATGATTGTTGGGTGTATCTATATAAAAATACGATATCTCTTCGTCGCGCGCATTTCGCAAGAGAGGCACATAGGCATAGCCACTGGCGCCGGGCGCAGCATAATCAATTTGTGAGACCATTTCATAATTATCGCGACGGATGAGCACTGAATTGGATAAGGCTTGAATCGCAATGGTAGAAGCGGGAGCAAGAGTGTCAATGATGAAGTTAGAACTGGAATTATCCCCATAAATCGGTTCGGATACAAAGTTGCTGAGTGAAAAGTTGAAGGATTGATTGCATGACGAATAATGAATAGGGTCAATATTGCTATAGTAATAGAAGTCCAATGTGCGTTGATTATCAAAGTGTAGAGTATAACGGTCATAAGCGGATTCAACATTGGAGTTCAACCAAAGGAATATATCTCTTTGCTGGACATTGCTCTGTGCAAATCGCATAACGATGCCCTGATTTCTTTGAATAATTTTTAAGTTGCTATCAGTAGGCAGATAATTATAGACGCCATTGCGCTGGTAGAGGTCGGTGGGTTGCACTTGATGCACGGGGATAAAAGCGCGATATTCTTGGACAATAGAAATATTACTGGTAGAGGTATATCCCACTGGTGTATTGGAAGTAAATAGGGTATAGTTAGATGCTGCAGGGAGTGCAATACTCGGTAAATTGGATTGGTATAGGGCGGCGGCACCGGTTTGGCCTTGGATATCATAGTAGCGTTGGGTTATCAGATTTTCTACGTAGCTTTGGATAGATAAATTACAGGCCATTGTGTAATATTCGGTGGTGGTGACTTGTTTTATGTATTGCCAATAAACATTGGCGGGACCGCCGCCAGCAACCAACTCATATTCGTAATAGGGAACACTATTTCCATAGAAGAAGTAGGTTTGGAGGATTGTATTATTGCTATTTACTGTGCGGAGATTGTAGGAACCGTTGTTATTGGGTGTGGTAATTGGATTTACACCTGTATATTGATAATAGAAGATGTTAGAAGCAAACCCGTCGTAGGGTGTGGGTAAAGGCAAGAGCAGTTTGGTTTCGTCATTGATGAGACCCCCATCGTAATTCACATGATTATAGTTATCATTGTAACGCAAAACGGCATGAGAGACATAGCCGATATTGGAATTATAGGTCTCTAGATTGCATGTATAGGTGCGTATGTAGCTCTGTTTTGAGGGGAGAGTACCGTTGGTCACAGTGACTGATTGTTGATCGTCGTAGGAGGTTTTTAATACACTGGATTGGGTAGAAATAGATTGGATGGTAACGGTATTTAGGATGTCATTGGAGGGGCTCGCATGTAAATGATAGAGTGGAAGGGAATAATAATTGTTATCATGCACGAACTGATAGGATAAAATCTTGTAATATTGATTGCTACCCATGCGATAGCGAATCAGTATTTCGGCTTTATCATCGGCTGTGGGATGGTAGCTTTGATAGCGCATATCATGTAAATTATAATTGCTGGTATTACCCGTGTAAGAGGGCTGAATGAGGAGGCCATACATGGGATACTCGCGGATATATAGCTGTTCATAGGGCGCGGGCGGCAGAGCTACATTTGCAAGGACATTGCTGGTAGGGAGGGATACCACAATATTGCTAGAGGCGTAATCATTGACATAGTTGGAGGTATTGTGATAGAATACCTTGAGCGGGTAATATGTAGCGGGGGTGCCGCCCGCGCCATTGATGGTTACCCGCAGCTGTTCATTCACTGTTACATTGCTATTAACTGGCATCAATTGGATGGATTGATTGACGAGATCTTGATAGGTAATGGCGATACTCTGATTGCTGTAAGAAACATTGGAACGCACGACTTTTAAATTGCTACCAATCACGAGTTGGACGGCGGCAGCGGGACTATACAAGGGTTTGCGGAGTAGATGACTGCGATCCAAATAGGTGGGTTGGTAAGGATGTATGTATAGCACATTGCTGTTAAAATATTCTTGGTTGGACGAGATAATTTGAATGGTGCGAGGTTGGTCAGAGAGCACATTGGTGCCGTCTATATCACGGGTAGAGGCGACAGTAAATGTATCATTGCTAGCGAATAATCCTTCGGGATAAAACGCGTAAGTAATGTCTATATTGGAATTTGCAAATAAACGATGGTTTATGCGGCCATAGCGGGGCGGTGTCAGAATCACATTGCTTAAGACGTTGCCATAAGTTCCATTGTCATAGCCGTCGGCCGTGGTTTCATATTGCCATTCAGCCACATTAAAGTTGGAGGAGGCGGCACTTAGATTGCACGAAGCACGGATATAGTCATAGGTGTTTTGGAGCACCGCATTAGAGGTATTGTTGAGTTGGTAGATTGGGGCGCGCTTTGGGAAATAGAATTTATAAGTAAATTCGTTACTGGGAGAGACGTATTTGATTAGATTCACACCCACAATACCGACTTGGCGAGGGGTTTGTCCATTGTAAATACTGGTTGGGAAATTAACGACGAGGTCATAGCCATTGGTGGATAATTGGGTATTGGACGAAATTTCCGTCGTGCCTGTATTAAGATAAATTGCCTCTAAGTTTTTCTTACGTATATTACTGCTCTCATTGATATAATTAAAGAGTGAGGTGATGGGCTGAGGAGCGGAGCTGGGGGAAGTAATGGGAAGAACGGCACCTTGGTAGCTGATGTGAAAATTAAAGAGATTGGTTAAATTGGAGTCAAATTGTGGAATGGCGCCTTTGTCACGATTCGTTCCTGAATTATAGATATTGATGGTATTGACGGCAAAAACCGCAGAGGTATTGCTTTGAATGCCATCGTAAATGGTATCGGTATAATTCTCTTGCATATTAAATAATTCATAAGTCTTAGATTGATTTACAGGCGCACGGTAATCAAGTGGGTCACTAAGCACATACACACTACTAACATCCAAGTCATTACCAATAGAGATGGAGTTTTCAGAGTCAGAGATAATGCCGCGGCCGATAGATACGGATGCGAGACCTGAGCAATCTATGTTTTGCCCAATGGCAATGGAGTGATGATACGTCTTTACATTACGCGTGCCAATAGCGATACCGTAAGAATTGGCAGGGTCGTGTGTATCCACTTTATAACCAATCAGCACATTGCTATTACCATTGGTAAAAATGTCGCCAATACCGTAGCCCACAATAACACTGCCGCTGGTTACCAAGTCCATCATGGTATAAGCACCAGTCACCACATTTTGGTTGCCAAAGATATTATAGGCGGCGCTCTTTCCGATATAGACATTCTCACTACCATTGGCGTTATAGCCAGCGTCGGTTCCTAGATAGACACTATTATCACCGGTGACGTTACTTGTGCCGGCGTTGGTGCCAACGAATAGATTGCCGTCGCCCGTGGCAGTGGTGCCTGAGAAAGCGCCAATGGCGATATTAGAATTTCCCGTAGAGGCTTTTTGCAGGGCATAGGCACCGACGGCTACATTAAAATAGCCTTGGGTTAGGTATTCACCCGCTTTAAATCCCACGAAGGCATTGCCATCCCCCAGGGAATTGGAATAGCCGGCGTAGGAGCCAAAGTAAGTGTTTTCATTGCCTTTAAAGGCTGCCCGTCCAGAGCGAAACCCTGCCATGGTATTAAAGTTTCCGCTCCGATTGTCTTGGCCGGCTTCGGCACCAATGATCGTGTTAAAGTCGGCATCCAGTGTTCTTTCGGCGGCACGGTATCCAATAGCGACAGTGCGATTGCCAGAGTAATTCTCGCGCATGGCATAGGCTCCGACGGCCACACATTCTGAGCCATCTTTATTTAATTCGCCGGCGCGATAACCTACGAAGGTATTGGCGTCACCTCGTTGATTTTCTCGGCCTGCGTATGCGCCTACGAAGGTGCAGTAATTACCATTTAAGTTTTGTGCGCCAGCTTGAAATCCAACGAATGCCCCAAAAGAGCCATTGGCATTGGCATGACCCGCATCAAAACCAACGAATGCGTTACCACTACCGACACTTATTTTACCAGCTCCTTCACCCACCCGCACCGATTGTAAAGATCGTGTGGAAATATCGGCGAAGAATTCATATTGTCCTTCGCCACCATTTCGGATGGTATATGCACTTGAACTTAAATTGAGCATACTCTATCCATAGAGTAGGGATAAAAAAAGAAAGGTTTGATGCATGGCAGCAGTTAAGATTCAGCCGCGGAAATTAGATATTCGTTCTGTGTGCGGATGTTTTCTTCTAGGTCATCGTTGTAATAAGATACTTCATAATCTTCCTGCTTTTTATCCAAGAGAAAACCTGTGGCGTTTTCACATTGAGAGAGTATATAGATGACGCGTGGTGTCACATTCTCTCTAAGCTGAAAGCTGGGCATATAATGAGCCAGTTTCTTATAGACGTTTTCTTTATTTAGGAAGAGGTCAAGAATGGGTTCGCGGTCGTTGGATAGATGAATATATTGGGTCAGAATGCGAATGAGTGCTTCATCTGAAAATGCCCAGAGGAACTGGATATCCGATAGCAGTAGCGCGCGTTTTAGATGGCTTGAATGCAATACCATACGCTCTAGCGCGCGGGTGCCATTATTCCAATAATTAATGACATAGTGACCTGTTTTAAACGAGTGATGACTGGTCTTTGCCCATGTCTTATCCGTTGAAATATTGAATATCTCATCTATCTCAATATAGTCCTCTGGAATATACAGCACTTGAATGATATACGAAGGAATCCAACCCACGATCCATTTTACAAACTGTTCTTGGCGACATTTTAGAGGGGTATAAATTCTCATCATATACCACATCATCGGTTCGGGAATCTGTATCCACATAGTGTGCTAATTAAATATTTATAGAGTTATTTCTTTATATCCTAAAAAATGAATAGATATTAAAGTAATGTATCTATATAGAACTATAATGGACGTGGAAAAGTATGTTGCAAATCCTAAGAAATATCTAGAATCCAGAACGATCCCGCAGATTGTGGAGTTCTTGGAGAAGGCGAACTACATGTATCGTAATACATCGGAAACATTGGTTAATGATGATTTATACGATTACGCAGAGAATTACTTGAGAGAAAAAGAGCCAAAGCATCCGTTTATTACACAGATTGGTGCGCCGGTGGAGCGTAAGGTAAAGTTGCCGATATGGATGGGTTCGCAAGACAAGATTCGTGACGACCCAAAAACGCTGGAACGGTGGATGAAGAAATATGGGGCACCTTATATCCTGACCGATAAGCTGGATGGAAATTCGGGACTGTTTGTGTTTGATAAAAAGAAGCAGATTACACTCTATACCCGAGGCGATGGAAAGTATGGACAGAACGTGACGGGGGTGCTAAACTATATTACTCCGCCTAGAGGATGGACGATTGACGTGCCTACCATGGTGCGGGGAGAATTTATTATCTCTAAGAAAAACTGGGAAAAGATTAAACACTTGGGGGCGAATGCTCGCAATGTGGCAGCGGGGATTCTCAATTCTAAAACCATTAATCCTGTAACGGCCAAGTATCTGGAATATGTAGCGTATGAGCTGTTGGAACCCAAGTTGGAATTTCAAGAGGGCTTGGAATATATGAAAGGACTCGGCTTCACCGTGGTAGAATACGATGTATTAGACACTGCCCAGACGACCAATGACAGGCTCTCAGAATACCTGATGAAACGGCGCCGGGAAAGCCCTTATGATATTGATGGCATTGTGGTGCGTGACAATGAATATCACCCGATTGTATCTGGAAAGAATCCTCAATATTCCTTTGCGTTTAAGACCATCTTGACACACGAGGAGGCTGAAGTCATGGTTACCCAAGTGGAGTGGAATGTTAGCAAGGATGGGCTCTTGAAGCCGCTGGTGCATTTTAATGCGGTGCATATTGGGGGTGTGAAAATTCAAAAGGCAACGGGTTTTAATGGGGCTTTTATTCAACAGCATACCATTGGTCCTGGAGCGCGCATTATCGTCATCCGTTCAGGCGATGTCATTCCTCATATTATGCGGGTGCTGAATGTGGCTGCGAATGGTAAGCCGAGCATGCCTGAAATTCCCTATGAATGGAATGAGACGGGTGTGGATATTCGCATTCGGGCAGAGGACGATAATGACCAGATGAAGCTGCGTCAATTGGAACATTTTGTAAAGACATTGGATATCCAGTTTATTGGCAGTGGGATTTTAAAGAAGCTCTATGATGTGGGTGTAAAAACCATACCCCAATTGGTCGCGCTACGGAAGGAAGATTTGCTCCTGGTAGAGGGCATTCAAGAAAAGGGCGCAGAGAAGATTTCCAAGTCGTTGAGTGAGCGCATGAAGACGGTTTCGTGTGAAGAACTGATGGTTGCGAGTAACCTGTTTGGGCGCGGATTTGGTATGCGGAAAATCCAGGCCATTGTCAGTGAAAATCCGGGAATATTAAAGAGTGAGTTGCTAACGGAGCTAAAGGTAATCAAGGGTATTGGGGAGACCACTGTAAAGCAGTTCTTGGCAGAGCTACCGGTCTTCTACCAATTCTTGAAAGCACTTGGTATTAAGAAGTGCAAGCAGAGCAGAGAGCCGGTCATTGAGGAAAATGTGTTTGAGGGAAAGAGCATTATCTTTACCGGATTTAGAAACAAGGATTGGGAG